ATCTGTATTATCTGTATTTTTTTCATCTGTATTATCTGTATTTTTTGCATCTGTATTATCGGAACCCCCCTCCTGGACACTGGCTTCCGTATTATCTGTATTTTTTTCTTTTTTTAAATCAAGTGATATACTAATTCCAATTTGATTTTCTTCCTGTATATTGTAAATATCTGCTTTTTCACTTTTATTACTTAATTCATTTATTAAGATATATCTCTCTGCTTTTGATTTATTAATAGATTCAAAATATTTTATTTTCGGAATACTTTCTGGAAAAAGGTTATCACTATTAAAATCTTCAAATTCTAGAATAAAATTTAAAATATGTTCTCCTTTTCCTGCTTTTTTATTCTTTTTAGATTCTCCAAGTTCTTCAGCTTCTTTTCCTTTAAAAATTATTTCAATATCGGACGTTTCACTTAATTTAGTACCTTCTTCTTCTTCTACTTTATCCGTTATTGCTTTTATGTTGTTGTCAACTTCATTTTTCTTTTCTATAGTGCTTGCTGCTTTTATTATAGGTATAAAAGCTTCCAATATTTTAGGCTTATTAAACTGTTTAGTATTATTATCACTAATATTACTACCACCACTCATTGCAGTTTGTAAAAATTTATTTGAAATATCTCGTATTGGTTGTAAATTATTATCAATTATAATTTTATTTAATTTTTTTTCATCACCTATTGTGTTTTGTAAATTTCTATAAAATAATACTAAATATATTTGTAAATCTTTTATTGTATCTATTTTCTCTTCCTTAGATAATTTTTTAACAGGTTTTGAAGAAAAGAATTTATCAAAATTCTCAATTAATTGATTAAAAATATTTTCAAAATCTTTCTTATCCATAGCTAGAAAATTAATATTATCTTCACTTTCTTTATTTCCACCTTCTTGATTTTCTATAAGAGCATTTGATGAATTTTCAATCAAATTATTACCTTCATTATATATTTTACTAATAAATTCATCTTTAAATTTTTCAAGTTGTTCTTTTGATATAATATCTTTGTTAAATATTGTCATAAGCTCATAAAAAGTTTTATATTTTTGAACAACTTCTTCATCTGTTGCTTTTAAAATAGATATTAATAATTGTTGTTTATCTTTGGAATTAATAATTTTATTATACCCTTGTTCATCTAAATTATTATAAAAATCCATTCCAAGTTTCATATCTTCAACTATATCAAAAATCTTTATTGCCTCTTTAAAATACTCATCATTATTAGAACTATTGAATTGTTTAGCAATATATTTTCCAAATTCTATTTTTGATAGTATACCTATTTTTTGTATTGTTTTATAATTATTTTTAAAATATTGAATATAGCTTTTGATGACTTCAATTTGTGCTTTTTTAAATTCTTCACTAGCTTCATTAAAATCTTTTTCTTCATAAAGTTTTGTAAAAGCATCTATAATCCATCTATGTCTAGTATCATTATTATTTGCTTTATTTATATCTCTAAAGTTATTACTAATAATTAGGTTAAACAAATATAATGCATGTTCACTTTCGTAATTAATCGCAATTTCTAATAATTTATTCAAAATACATTTTTCATTAAAAAATAAATATAAATTTGCTATTTTGAAATTTCCATTATTAAATATACAATAATACAAAAATGCAAGTGCTCTTTTAAAATGTTTTACTTTTTCACTATCGCTGTCATCAGGAGGATTATAAAGTAATGTTTGTAAAATAGTTTCATTTCTTTTATTAACAAATAAATATTCTATTGCATTACCACCACTTTGGGGTAATAATTTTTGTTTAGCTTCATTTATTTCTTGAAATATTGCTGTTGATTCAGGGTTTTTATTTTTATCAGGATGATGCTTTAATGAAAGTTTTCTAAAAGCTTTTTCAATTTCTTTACGACTTGCACCTGGTTCTAATTCTAATATTTTGTAGTATTTATTTTTGTCTTCTTTACTATTGTTATCTACACTTACAAGTTCATTTGATATTATTTGATTATTACCAACAATTTCAACTTCAGAACTATTATTTTTTCCCCAAATTAATTTACAAACAGTTTCAATGAATATTGTTTGTAGTGATCCTATTTCTCCCTTGTCATTTTTCTTTTTTTCATAATTCAACTCTTTGTCATTTATATTTTTTATATTTTCATCCCTCCAAACATCTAATGTAAAATGAGGATAAATAATATATTCTAACATATCTAACTTATTTTTAAATAATTTATGGAATGGTGTATCACAATCTTTATTTTTAGATAAAAGCATTTTACATATATGTTCATTGGCATATTTATATGAACCACCAATCCCCCCTTTACCACCATCAGTATGATAATTTATAGATTTATAAAAATTATTTTTAACTAAATCATCATCAGAAGCCATATGCATGAGATTATTATAATTTTTATCTTTTATTAAAAAATTAAAGTATGGTTTATGTTCATTATTGCATTTTTCATATTCATTTTCTTTTATACTCATTGATTTTTCTGAACTATCCCATAAAATGGCGGCTTTAAATTTATATTTTCCACCCAAGAATCCATCTTTTAAATTAAGTTCACCAATATCTCCACCAATATTTGCTTTATTAACTAAATTAGTAAGAATTCCAATATTGTCAAATGCATCTTCTTTGAATACATTATTATCATTACTATTTAGATAATCTTTAAAGCTTTTATATCTATCTTTTTCATTATCAGATTGATTACCATTTAAAGATTTATTTAAAGCGTTTATAATATCATTTTTATTTAAATTACCATTTTTATCAGGAACATCTTCTAATTTTAACTCATGTTTATGGAATTGTGTCATATAAGATTTGCCACCTATCATTATTTTTTTTTTAAATGTTTTAGCACGAAGATTTTTACCACCCTTTCTTTTTTTACTAAAATTATTTTTATTTTTTTTTAGGTTTTTTTTATTCTTCTTATTTTTGTAATTTTTGGCACTTTGTTTTTTTGATTTATATAATTTTTTTATTTTATTTCTAGATAAATTCATGTCTTATATACATAAATAGATATATTATTTGATATTTATAAGTAAATATAAGTAAATATAAGTAAAGTATTTTCTATTATAATATATATAATAATGAGTGGTGGTTTATATTTAGAATGTCAACCTACAGGTGGTGAAGATAGTCAAGTAATAGAAGTAAAATCAAAAGATTTTAATTTTTCAAGAACAAGTGCAAAAAAAAGTCAAGATTTTAGTTATATACTATTAGGATTTACTATTTTTGCAGTAATAGGTTATGGTATTGGTTCAGCATTTGGAAAAAGTAAATGAATAAATAATAAAAGATATTAACATTAGTAATATTATAAAATTAGTAATGTTATAAATTAAAGAGTAGTTTTATCTGTAATAGATGAAGCATTGTGTGTTGGTGGTGTAATACTAGCATATTTAGGTTGTTTTTTTGGACCACTAGTTAATGGTAATAATTCATCAACCATTTCTTCTTCTAAAGATTTTTCAGGAGAAAGAAATTTGATGTTTCTAGGTTTAGTTAAAGGTGGTAAATATCCGCTCATTGGTGGAACACCAACGCTCAAAGTACTTCTTCTAACAAGTTCATAACCAAATAATATACCTAAAATAACAACTAGAGGATTTTTAGTGCATACAAGTGATAATACAAATAATATGACTAAAATAGTACCAAAAGGTGAACTAATAATTTCATTAACATTATTAGGTAATTCAAAATCAATAAGTAAATAAATAATGAATATAACAATTAATACTAAATTAAGCATTGTTGGATTTTTAATAGAGTTTTTAATATTTTCAACAATTTTCATATATGTTATAATAATATTTTTTAATTTTAAAATTGAAAATATGTAAAAATAAATTAATAAATAAAAACATGGATATATACCTAGGACAAAAAGGATATACAATTTCTAAATCAATAATACCAATTGAACAAGAAGAAAAAATAAGAAATGAATTAATGGTAAAAGCTTATATTCCTAAATCAGTTATTCAAAGCTATCCCTTTCCAATTTATCGTGAAAGTAAAAATAAATTTTATTTACCCAGATTTTATGGAATAGACCATTTTTTGAAAGACCCACCTTTAAAAATAAAAAGAGGTGAAGAAATAAATTTAAATTTTAACGGAAAATTACGTGATTATCAAGAAAGAATAGTTAATAAATATGTAGATTACGTAAAAGATGAGGGTGGTGGTTTACTAGAAATAGATACAGGAATGGGTAAAACAATAATGGCTCTAAATATCATAAGCAGATTAAATGTGAAAACATTAATAATAGTTCACAAAGAATTTTTAGTAGACCAATGGATAGAAAGAATACAAGAATTTTTACCGGAAGCATCAATAGGAAAAATTCAAGGAAAAAAAATAGATATAGAAGGTAAATCAATAGTAATCGGTATGTTGCAATCATTATCTATGAAATCATATGAACAAAGTACATTTGAGAGTTTTGGATTTACAGTAATAGATGAGGTGCATCATTTAGGGGCGGAAGTATTTTGCCAAGCTTTATTTAAAATAGTAACAAGATATGTATTAGGTTTGAGTGCAACTATGGATAGAAAAGATGGTCTGACTAAAGTATTTAAAATGTTTATAGGAGATATAATACATAAAGAAAAAAGGGATACATCAAATGCGAATGTAATAGTAAAGGCATATGATTATAAAAATGATGACGAAGAATTTAATGAAATAAAATACGATTTTCGTGGTAATCCTCAATATAGTACTATGATATCTAAGCTATGTGATTGTAATGATAGAAGTGAATTTATAATAAAATTAATAAAAGATGAATTAAAAATAAATGATAACAAACATATAATAGTATTAGGTCATAATAAATCATTGCTAAATTATTTATATAATGCAATAAATAGTAGAAATATATCTTCAGTGGGTTATTATGTTGGTGGAATGAAAAAAGAAGAATTAAAAGAAAGTGAATCAAAAAAAGTAATAATTGCTACATATTCAATGGCGAGTGAAGGTCTTGATATAAAAAGTTTAAATACGTTAGTAATGGCAACACCAAAAACAGATATAGTTCAAAGTGTAGGACGTATATTAAGAAGTGAGCATGGTTCACCTACTGTAATTGATGTCGTTGATAAGCATGATTTATTTGTAAAACAGTATTATAAAAGAAGAGCATTTTATAAAAAACAAAATTATAAAATAATCCGAAATTTAAAAACAAATAAAGAAGATGAAAATGAAGAAGATAAAATAAGAAATCCATTACAAGGAAAATGTTTTATAAATATAACAAATCTAGAAATATAAAAATCTATAGAATAATTATATGATGAAATGGTTAAACGATGTTTATTTAGAAACAACTGACCCAAAGAGTAGTTATACAAGATTAATGTCAAGTGATGTTTTATTTTCAGTTGTAATACACTCAATTGGATACGTATTGATAATATATATATTACAAAAATCATTAAACATTTTTGAAAAAATGAATTTATTAAATTTATTTTTATTTTTATTAGTAGTTATGATATTAGGTTTTATAGCAAGGTTATGTCGTTCAAAATGTGTATTTGAATCATTTATGAGCAAAACGAAAAATAATGAAATATCCTTAGAAAAGACAAAAGAGTTAATGAATAATGCTTATTTTACTTGGTATTTTTTGTCTTAAATAATATAGAAATAATTGATTAATCATCATTTAGAATAATATCAGAAACAATACCATCAATATTATATTCTTTAATTGAATTATGAATAATATCA